CAGACACTCTTTCCCTACACGACGCTCTTCCGATCTCTCTTGTTGTGACTTCAACATCTCACGTTTGATAATCTTACGTTCTTCATAGTATGCACGAATGATAGAGGGAATAACCCCTTCCTTATCCTTCTTGAAACGCACCCCACTTGGTGCAGTAGAGAACTCATCCTTACGATTGACCTTGGTCTGCTTATGCAACATGCGAGGTACATCCGTATCCACCAAACCATCGGTAACAGTCTCAGGTGACATATTGTATTGAACAATAATGTTTGGATACAGAGAGTTCAAATCGAAGGAAGTAACCCAGTCGTGTGAACCTACTTGGGGGTCTTTCACATAACCACCCGCAAAGTCACCTTTAGGTTTCTCGTGTTTTTGGGGAATCGCAACCTTCTTCTTATTCAACATGCGATAGATGATACTATCCCAAATAGAAGTAGTACCGAAGACATCCTCATAGTTACACCCACCACGATATGCCATCGTCAATGCGAGGTCAATCAATCCTAGGTTCTCATCCAACTTTGCAACTAACTCAACATCCTTTATGTTATAGTCAATGAACTTCTGATAGTCGTTCTTGTATAGAGTGTGTAGGTTACCGTGTTCTTCATAGGAAAGTTTACGTTCACCTAGAACAACATTTGCAATATGGTCGAGTCGATAGGACTCTTGTTGACCCAGTGTATTATAGGTAAACTTACGGAATAGGTCATAGTAGTCAAGGGATGCGATACCACATATCTCATAGGTATTTGAATCGGGAATGAATATATTACCACGGACTTTCTTGGTGTTAACAACACCCCAAGGAGATAATCGTTTTACGGTATCTTCCCCGAAGGTTTTACGAATACGATTTACGAGGTATGGACTATCGAAGTTCTTGGTATTCCAACCTGTAATGATATCAGGGTCAAGAGAGTCTTGCCAGTATGCAATAAACTTACCCAACATCTCACTCTCGGTATCGGAGTGAACAAAGATTACATTGTCGGGTGCAGTATAGTCACCCATACCGAACACGATGTATTTGTCACTACGACTAGACTTGAGTGCAATTGAGATGACGGGATAGTTTGCTTTGTCGGGTTCAGGGAATCCCTCATCTGACATAACCTCAATATCCATTGTGACAATATTCATCACATTGGAATCAAATTTGATATCATTGGGGAACTTGTCAGTTATGAATTGAGAGATGTAGTTATTCATCCCATAGACTTCCATGTTTGTTACATGTTCATATCTTTTGGTGAAGTCAGTCGCTTCCCGCATAGTCTCAAATTCTAGAGATTCAACGGATTGACCTTGGAGATTTTTCCATGTGCCTTTGTCACTACGTACAAAGAGAGTCGGTTTGAAGGGGATTTTCTTATGAACCCTTTCAGTCCCGCTGTATCCTCGGTATAGTAAGTTGTTGCCATAACGCTCAACAGTAGTATAGAAATCCATATTATATGTCCTTTTTCATTGTGTACCATTATACAAGGTTATGCGAGATTTGTCAAGTGTTTTATTCTATTATTTTAAATTGTTTTGAACGCAACCAAGGTGCATCCAAGAAGTGTTGTGCATACCCCTCGTGGTCTTGTGTGACCTTCAGTCTCTTAGATATCACCTGAGTAGACGGTATCGAAAGTTGGGTATCCTCGTCATCACTAAAGTTATATGTTTCAAACATCTCTTCACTTGTCTTACCACAACCTATATATTTACAGTTCTTGTAATGAGTCATATAAGTGAAGTGTTTATTATGGTAGTCTCTCTTACGTAGATAGTTGTCTGCAAAGGTCTTGAACATTCTCTCTGCGACACCATAAGGGCCACAGTTAATAGGGAATTGCCTGTTGACCAACAAATCCCAACACCACTCTGCACATTCCTTGTTATAAGAATAACAGGACATAAAGAGTCCTAGGTTTGCATACGACATTTCATGTTGATTCATTCTATCAACACATTTCTTAAACATATTCACATCTAGAAGATATGCATCATGTTCTAGAATAAAGAAACGTTCGTCTGTCTCCCCTGCTTGTTTCATTAACAACCAGTGAGAGATATTACCACTGCGTTCGGTTGGTGATATTTCACCCTGACCATTCATGGTATCTATGTCTGTAAGAGATTTGTGCCAAGTAAACATATCTTCGTATTCCGATAAGGTAGACGGAGTTACGCATTGGACTGGAATAATTTCTGAAAAGATTCCCGCTTCGATTGCGGGTTGAAAAGATTCTATAGAGATACGACTGTATTCCATAGATATTGGGTTGTCGAAATCGACTATTTGATATGCTATCATAATATATACTTATAATATGCGGGGGGGAACAATTCCCCCCAACACACCGTTTTACTTCAAGTTAGATTAACGTGCTGCCCCGTACTAGTGGTGCGAGAGTGATTGCTATCATTGCAATCATTCCTACCAATAATGCGAGACTGTAAATACCATCTTGATGGTCTTTTAGTTTTTGTCTCATTTTGAGTTCCTCGTAACTAATCGATTGTGATTTGACGAGGACGCTTCTCTTCGGGGATTTCTAACTTCAACATAATTGCAAGAATACCATCCTTTAAAGTTGCTCCGTTTACTTGGACATACTCGGATAGACGGAAAGTTCGTTTAAACTTCTTGGTACTAATACCACGATGAATAACTTCTCTCCCATTACTTCTGTGTTCCCCTGCAATCATCACAGAACGTTCTTTCTGTTCTACGGTGACTTCTCCTTTATTGAAACCCGCTACTGCAACCTCAATCATATAAACATCATCCGTAACCTTCACAATATTGTGGGGTGGATAATGGTCATGTGCGTGGACGGTTGCGTGTTCAAGTTCGCTGAACAAGTGGTCAAACCCAATAAAAGATGCACGTGGGAATAGCGTGTTGCCTATTTTTGTCATATCATTTCTCCTATGATTATAGCAAGTTAATGAGTACCCGATTATCGGCATACTCAGTAGTATATATAAGAATTAAAATTTACATTTCAAGGTCTTATAAATAATATTTAATATAAAAGTGTTTCATAAGATGTACATTGTACAGTATATGAAACAAAAAGTCAAGTAAAAAGAGGAGAAACATGCCAATAAAGTTAAGACCAAGTGTCACCAACATTGATAGAAATACAAAGAAAGTAACTATCAATCATTACTATATCAAAACAACCCCATTAAAAGAATTACTAGAGTATCTTGAAAGTTCTAATGCAAGACCTAGAGTTGTACAGAAAATCAAGAACGAACTAATAAGACGTGAGTTCAAACATAATCTGCGGGATTGAAGTCTCCTTCTACTCCAAAGGAAAACGTAACCCTAGATACCGTTGGTTCTAGTTGGTGCCACGTACCCCTAGGAATCCAAACAAAGTTGCCTGGCTTCATAACACTTACATAATCACTGTTAGATGGTTCTTCGAACTCACCTATAGTAATCTTACATTCGTTCACTACCTGAAGTAGAAAAACATCCATAGAATCGTTATGTCTTGGATAAGAACCTGAGTATTGTCCGAAACCACAGAATGCAATATTAGTAATCTGTTGTGGCCCTTTATCATACTTCTCTTTATGCAGTTTGTCTTTATGTCTCTCAATAAAGAAGTCGTGCATATCTGCAACTACCTGCTTTGCGAAGTGTGGTGCAGAAGGTCTGTTATGAAATGCATTGAGACCTAATCTCTGTTTCTCTCGGTTCCAATCGTAATCATCTTGGGGGTGGGTATCCACCAAGTCCATTGCGTTAACCCAAGTCCATGCATCTAGAGTTGGGTCTACTGTACGTCCCGTAATGATTTTCTTTCCACGAATCCTGTCGATGTTTTCTTCAAACACTGATATCATAATTTACTTGTTTCCGATACTATACTTTGGACAAAGTTCCCATTCTTCTTTTTCCTTAAATCCAATAATCTTGATAGTTCTCAGAGGAGCACAATCAACACACACTTCCCTATTCTGAATTTCTACAAGACCCCAATCCGCAAGAAGGGTTGCGATTGTATTACGTCTCTGTAAATCTGATTCTTCTAGATTTGCCTTTTTACCATCAAGCATAAAGAGTTCTTTAAAATGCACAATAAAGTATCTACCCTGCTTATGCAAGATATGACACGATTGAAACAGTTTATTATCTTTACGTGATGCAACACCGATACGTGTTAATGTTTCACGGACTTTTAAAAAGTCATCGGGTTCTGACAAATTGATTTCTAACATAGTCGCTGGAGACCATGTTGTTATTAAATTACTTTCTTCCACCTTTAGCCACCTTATTTTTCAATATTAAAATCTGTTGAGGCGACAGAAGTGAAATGACGGTTCTCGCCTTTTCATTGCTATATCCATAGTATTCTTTCACCACATCAACATCATGTTCAAGTTCGGGTTTCACCCACTTGGAGAAACGCTTTCGTTTCCTTACTATATTTATAAGAAACTGATATTGTAGACGTGAGTCAAGATGGTGGTATCGATTCATCTCATTTGCGATACCTACGGTGTCTGCGAAGTAAGATAGACTACGGTTAACCATAAATCCGTTATAGGACTTTTCAGTAACATCATCTACCATGATATCTTTCTTGGTGTAGTTAATACTGTTTACATAATCAAAGGGGTTCATTCACATATCCATTCTATAATTGTTTAATCATTATACCACACTTACCAAGGAAAAGCAACCCTTCATTTGTACGATATTCATCTAAATAAAAGACTTTTGTTATACCTGATTGGTAAATTAGTTTTGCACAATCAAGACAAGGTGCGTGTGTTGTATATAGGGTTGAGTCTTCGGCACTTTCATTTGACCTAGCTATCTTTGCAATTGCGTTAGTCTCTGCATGAAGTACTTCTTTCTTGGTTTTTAATTCTGTATCGAGTTCATATTTCCCAAATCTATATTCGCAGTTGTTGTCCCATCCACTAGGCATACCGTTGTATCCGATAGATACTATACGATTGTCCTTGACAATGACACAACCGACCTTAAGTCTTTTGGCGGATGACAACTCTGAATAGAGTGTTGCTGCCCTCATGTGTACTTTATCCCACTTAGTTCGTAGGGGCATTTCGGGTAATTTATCCAAGATCAAAGTTTAACTCCGTCTGTCGAGGTACCCAGTTATCACCAATTTTGGTCAGAGAGATAGGTTGACGTTCTAAGTCTTCACTTGTTTCTGCAACAACAATGACATAAGAACCATCTGACTTAGACACTCTATTACCAAACTCGTCCACAGTAAGACAATCCTCAACTCTATCGTTGTTACGTAAATACTTAATCATGATAATATTCCTGCTATGTTAGGACGGAAGTAACCTTCGGGTTTCATAATCTTTCCTTCTTTGTCTTTGATAACTTTACCGTCAACGAACTTAGACATATTGGATGCCTTTACTTCGTTCCAAACCTTATCAAAAGGAATGTCAAGGGTTGATGCCATACCCATGATGACCCATACCATGTCTGCAAGTCCGTCTGCAACCTCTACAAGGTCTTGGTTAGTGAATGCATCTAATGTCTCGTGGTACTCTTCGGTAATCAAATCCATATACAGGTTTGCTTGTTTACTCTCCAGTCCCATAAAATCGGGATAGTCCTGTTCACCTTGTAACATGAACTGTTCTACATCGTCCTGATAATCTTTCATAATCATAATCCTATTAAGTTCCATCCGTGATTCGCAAATGCGTTCAGGATGATTGCTATACATGTTAACATGTGTGTTACCCACCACACAGTTCTTATTACTGCGATGGTATTTGCCTGTGCATCTGTTTCCCCGACTTTCTCACCGAGGGACTTTGCCCATATTCTCCACATGTTTAATCCTCTTTATTAAGTTGGTCTTTCCCTTCCTTACGGAATCTTTTATTATAACCACGTTTAATCTTCTTAACAACCTTAGAGTTGTCTAAGTAACAATAAAACCCTCTTGCACTGGTGAGGGCATCATATTCGCCCCCACCCTTCATTTTAATCTTAGGTCTCTTCTTCATTTTCGTTAACCATCTCTGCAATACGTTTGTATTTATAATAGTCAACAATGAACTCTTCGAAGTTCTCCCACAAATCATTCATTCGCATCTGTTGTAACTCACGAACACCAATCAAAACATTCAAGAGTCTGTCCTGTTTGTGAGCATCCATACCCTCGAAGTATGGGTCATCACCGACATACTTAGTCAGTGAATCTAGGTCTTCTACAAGACTCCATGCTCTCATGATTTTCTCTTCCATCGAAATTGCGTCTGCCATTATAATTCTCCCTTAGAACCAGTAGGAGACATTTTCTTAATTTTCATGTAAACATTTTCATCAACATATAATGAAGTGTTACTAGTCTCTTTACGTAGTTTCAACTCGTTACTCATACATTCGTGCAGTATAAGAGAGACATTGGACATCTCAACAACTGCTTCTAAGTGTGCGGTATCCATCTCTGCAATAGTCTTGTACTGCAATGGTTGTTTACCATCTTTGCCGTATGTTCCCCACGTGAGTACCTCACTTTGTACCTTATGGGGTTCATTGTCATACAGACACATATCAATTTGGTCTGCATGAACAGACCGTCTTACGTAATCTAGACCACCATCGACCACATAGGTCTTACCAGTCAGAGCGTCTTTATGGGTCACGTAGTCGTGTCTATTTTTAGACTCGATGATAGTACCATCAGGGGTTTGTAACGCATTACGAATAAGTTTCATTACTTGAACTCCACGTTCGCCATACACTCAGTCATACAGGCAACAAGGTTCAACTCATGGTCTGCAACAAAGGCATTCTTGTATTGATAGTCCGCAAGGATTAATACCAACTGCGGGATTGAGTTAGATGCAACATTACTCTCCATAGTATCATAGATACCACGGAATATTGATGCGGGTTCCAAGTCAATATTGTTGACTACCCACTGACGCATCTTCTTAAAGTCTTTTGACTTAAGGTGTTTGTACACATCTGTATACTTATCATTATCACCAATAAGAACTTCGGTTGTAATACTACCACCGATTGCCGCACGTTGTAGTTCATTCAATGCACGTCTCAGGTCAGGAAAATGTTTCATGACTAGATTTGCAACAACCTTAGTATTGAACTCAACACCTTCTTTGGTAAGGATATCTTTACAACGCATAAAGAATGCTTGACCTAGTTCTGCACGGTCTTTATTAGTCTTTACGTTGAACTCATATACCCCGCAACGAGAGTGTAGTGGTTCGATAACACGGTTCTTGAAGTTACACGTCAGAATGAATCGACAGTTATTACTGAACTCTTCGATGAATCCACGAAGTGCGGGTTGGGTTGATTGGGGATTAAGGTAGTCCGCTTCATCCAAGATTACAACCTTGTAACCACCTGAGAGAGAGACGGATGAAGCGAACTGTTTGATTTTGCCTCGGAGGGTATCAATGTTACCTTCTTCAGAACCATTGATGACAATATAGTCAAGTCCGAGTGTTTTGCAAATTGCTTTTGCGACTGTAGTCTTACCAAGACCCGCAGTACCCGTCAACATCATATTGGGTAGTTCACCACCTTCAACAATACTTTGAAAGGTGTTCTTTAGTTCGGTTGGTAGGATACAATCCGAGATTGATTGGGGACGATATTTCTCGACCCACAGAAAGTTGTCTGCGTTATTCATAGAGACTCCATAATAAAAAAATAGGGTGGACTTTCATTTAGTCGGGTCAAACCGGCAACTGGGGAAAGTCCGTAAAACCAATAACAGAAGAGTATTATATCACAATCCTTGTGGGATTGTCAAGCTCTATTTCTCTTCTGTTACTTCTTGCTCAGATTGGAACTGTTCACACAGTTGTACAATCCTTACTGCTTCGTCACGTAGTGTTCCTATAGTAGAGAGTTCTTCTCCTTTGAATCCACCACGTTGCACAACGGTATCAATTACTGCAACGGTTGAACGTGCAACACGGTTACCGAGGTCGTAAATTTCGTCATGATTTTTTTCTGCTTTTGCCATCTTATGATTCTCCATAGTTAGATGATTTTTCAAGTGCGATAAAGTATTCTATCGCTGATTGTTGTGACTTCCATCTCGAAATAAGTTTCGAACTGATACTTACTTCAAAGTCTTCATTAATAACCTTAATGTTGTTTACGTTAATAATGAAATTAAACGAAACACCTTCAGGATAATCACCCTCTACATCAATAGAGAATGCATTAGAGGTCGAGTCTTTACTATCAACAACTGCAAGATTAATCGAACCACCACTAGGGGTAATTGAAATCTCACTGTGACCAAGAACGCCAGCGGCCTTCTTAACTCTATTCAATGTGTCATTATCTATAACGAAGTTAACCTCAGATTCGGGCATGACAATGTCTTTGCCAGGCGAAGTCAACATGTCTGTATCAGAGTAAAAGTATTTTACATTACTCCTACCAGTATTGTCATAGACAGTAACAAAGTCCTTCTCGAACTTAAGGTTAGGTTTGTCCACAAGGGACAGTACATTCAAGAACTCGTTAAGGTCATAGATACCGAAGTCTTGGGGAAAATCCTCATTAACTGTTGTGGTACTTAAAACATTACGTGCTACCGAAATAGTTTTGAGAGTGCTACCTTGGGTAAACACTAGGTTGGGGTTGATGGTTGCGTAGTTCTGAAGAACCTTTAACGTCTTATCAGTTAGTTCCATAATATATCTCCTGTTAATATTATAATGTATTATACCAAACTTTGCGGACAAAGTCAAGCATTATTTTCACTTTATTTTACTAAAGTTTCTTTCTTTCACGAACTCAATCTTACGATTGAATGATGCGTCTTCGAGTTCTCCCTTATGGGATATGACAAAGACATTCGTATCACCACCAAGTGTATGGATAATCTTCATCAGATTGTCCACCCCATCAGCATCCAACGAACTGTCGAATGTCTCATCAAGGATTAAAAGATTAGTTGCGACACTATTCTTCATCTTGGCAATCTGTCTCCACGTAAATAGTAGGGACAAATCGATACGTTGTTTCTCACCTTCACTGAATGAATCATAGGTGAAGGTATCACGATGACGTGAACGAATCGTTTCATTGAACGACTCATCTAGGTCAAAGTGAACAAAGAAATCTAGAATCTGTAGGTATTGATTGGTCAATGTATTGATAACAGGTAGGTACTGTTTGATAATCTTAGACTTGATACCTTGATCTTTCAATAGTTCTGCGGTCACTGACTGGTAAGATTGTGTCTCGGCAAGTTTAAATTTCTCGTCTTGTAGGACAGTCTTATCATCACGAAGAATATCAAGGTCTGAGTTTGATTCGGCAAGGTCACCCTCTCCGATATCTAAATCAGTAATCTCATTCTGAATAGTAGATACGTTCTGATTCAATCTACGTATCTCCGCAGTATGACCCGCAATTAGTTTTTGCCACTCACGAACGTCTGACATGTCTTTCTGTAGTCCTGACATGACCAAATCATTCTCTTCTAGTTTGGTGGTGACCTCTACTAACGCCTCCGAAATTGTTGTCGTCTTCGACTCTGCTGCATTAATCTTTGTTTGGCGGTGTTCTTCTTCGACTGTTTGCTCGCACGTGGGGCAGTTGTCGTTGTCGGTAAAGAATTTTCCTTGTCGTTTAGCATCTCTAATTTTTCCTTTAAAGTCGATTGCAAATGTATTTAGTTTTTCTCGTTTCTCTGAAGCACCTTTGATTCGCAACTCGACCGTAGGTAAGGTTGTGTCAATCTTAGATGATACTTCAAACATCTCATCATTGATTGATTGTATCTCTTCCTGATACTTAACAATCATTGATTCTTTCTGCTTACGTTGGTGTGTGTTAACAGATATCAGTTCAGATATCAGTTTCTTCTGTGCGTTAATCTTGGTATTCACTACCTCAATTTGATGTTCGTTTGTTGTCAGGTTTCCCTTGAGTATTGATATCTTCTCCTTTAACAACACATTCATTTTAGAGAACATATTGATATCAAGAAGGTCTTCGATAACATCTCTTCTTGCGGTAGTAGTCAACTGCATGAAAGGAATGAATGAAGAAGAACCCAACACCACGATTTGATGGAAGGACTTATGACTTAGTTGTAGGAT